CCCCCGGGGGGTATCACGTACGTGGCGCCCCCCGCTACGCCCATCGAAGTAATAGGAGGGAGGCCCAGCTTGTGGGCGCGGTTCAAGCTCTGGATGTTCGGTGTGAAATGAAGCTCTACGCAATTATCGGAGGAGATGGATTTGTCTTCGACATTACGACCAACTTACCCGATACACGCAAGAGAGTCCGCTCGGCAGTTGGTGCACTGGAAGGTTGCACTGTTGCTCAGTTCTCCGTCCCACAAGACCTTGCAAACGTCCGGGCTCTCTTCTTCCACACTTTTGGTAAGCGAGTACCCGTTGTCGCCAACGTGGTCAACGCGTGGTTCGTAACTAAACGGGGCGCGATGCGCCCCATGCCAATCAGTGACTATGAGGGATTCTATGATCGATTACAGCGAAGGGTACTTGGCGCTCAAAAAGCACCTCGACGACATGTGGAAAGCTACTTTGACCCAAGACTGGCAGACGGCGATGACGTGCTGCCTATCGATTCAGTCTTTGGCGACCTTGACGTCAATGAAGATGTACGAGGAGATGCTGAGGCAGCGGTCGAGGGAGGCGAAGTAAATGACGACGTACGCGAAGGCGCTGGGCTATCTGAAGGGCCGGAAGACCCCAGCATCAGCAGAGCAGATAGCTACCCACTTCCTGCTCGACCCGAAAACCATACGGAGGGCGCTCAATGAGCTCAAAGAAGACGGTCTCGCGGACTTCGAGATCAAGCAAGGCGCAAACGGGCGCAACACCCGCTTCTGGACCTACCGCCGTGCAGTGGCCGTTCCCACCGTGGCCTTTGAAGCCGGATCGCCCGAGCGAGCAAGCACTTCTCGGCAGTGGTCGGTCTACGATGACCGAGCTTACGACTGAACTTGGACCCGCACCCTTCTGAAGGAACCAACATGAAACCCATCCAACCAAACCAGACTAATACGCCCGCTGATCTCCACGAGACGCCGGTCTTCGACCTTCGCGGCATCACTTACCTGCCGCACTATCGGAACAAGGACATCTACGTGGGCCCGGGGTACCCCGTGCACAACATGAACCGGTACTCGGCCTCCGAGCTGATGTTGAAGGGCGCTACGCCTCGCGTAGCCATGCTGTGGTCCCGTGGCACTGGAGGTCGCGTAAGCGATAGCAACCCATGAAGAACAGACCGCAAACCCTTGAGGACCTCATTAAAGACCGACTGGAGATATACAACATCATGGCAGCAGATCAAAAAGCAGACGACCGGCAGGTGGGTGGCAACCACTACAAGGACATGGCGGTGCAGCCTTGGACCGTGATGGAGGCGCTGCTGACGCATGAGGAGTTTGTCGGTTTTCTTAAAGGCAACGTTCTGAAGTACGCGATGCGGCAGGGGCGCAAGGGCCCGGACGATGCGGGCAAGCTCGAGCACTACATCCAGAAACTGAACGAGGTGCAGTGATGGCACGTACCCCCGAGGGCGCAGTAAAGGCCAAAGTCAAGAAGGAGCTGGATGAGCTGGGGGCGTACCACTTCGCGCCTCCGGCCAATGGCTACGGTCGCATGGGTGTCCCCGATATCGTGGGCTGCTATCGGGGGTACTTCTTCGCGATTGAGTGTAAGGCAGGGAGAGGTAAACCGACTGAGCTTCAGTTGTTGGAGCTGGAGCGCATCCGCGAGGCAGGGGGGATCGCCATCGTGGTGAATGAGGCAAATCTTGAAGAAGTGCGTAGCGTACTACGGGGGAAACTATGACCGAATTTTTCTTCATCGGCTGGGCTGTTGGCATTCTCACTGGCTACGTCGCATTCGCACCGGAGACGCGGTTCAAACGGAACTTTGTTGATGGTCTGACACTGCGGTTCTTATGGGGGCGGAGATGAGGCACCACCGTCTGTACTACGTCATGCTCTACAAGTTCCGAGAACTTCCGCATGGCAACAGCAATTTCATCGTCACGCCGTATCTCGGTCGAGCGCGGTACTACGCGAAGCGGCTGAAGCGAAAGGATCGGCAGATAGACGTACGAGAGCGGGGTGGACGTGGGTATGTATTGAAAGGGAGTTGGCTATGAGCATTGAGGTGATGAAGCAGGCGTTGGAGGCGTTGGAAGATCCGTGGAAATCTGGGCCGGATGGTGTAGCAAGCGCCATCACCGCCCTTCGCGCTGCCATCGAGCACTACGACCAGACTGCGCTGGAGTTGTGCAAAGAATGCGGCTGGAAGGCGATCATCCCCGGCGATGGTTGCTTGGTCTGTGCGCGACAGAAAGCGAAGCCGGTGTGGATTCCGCGCACTAATTTAGAGCACGCACAGCGAGAGCCGTCAATGTGCCGAGTCGAACCGACCAAGCGCCTGCCTGATTTCGTGCCGCTGTACGCCGCACCGCGCCAATGGGTAGGGCTGACTGATGAAGAAGTAGATGAGTTTTATTGGATTAGCGCCTTAACTGTTGAAGCTATCGAGGCAAAGCTAAAGGAGAAGAACGGTGGCTAAGCCCATGACCAAGGCCAACATGGAGGGATGAATGAAAAATAACGGGTTTGACTACAGCTACAGAGACATTGCTCCGCCGAAAGATGGACTGGGTTATCAGCGTGGACAGTTGACATCCGTACAAAGAAACAAAGCCAAACTCGGGTTTAACTGTGACTATTGCGGGCTTCCATTTGAAACATTTGCTTGCTGGGCAAAACGAAACGCGCATCATTACTGTGGTCGCGCCTGTGCTTCAGCAGCAAAAGTCATACGCATCCCTAAACCGTGTGTTGTATGCGGCACAGAAATGCTATTGACGCCCACACTTTACAAGAGGGTAGCCGCTTGCTCTTACTTGTGTTCGCGGAAACGCAGGGTGGTGAATAACATCAACACTCGGAGTTCCCCTGACTATTTGGCAATTGCCGCTAGATTAAAGAAAAACACTGTATGTACCGTCTGCAAAACAACTAGCGGCCCTTGGATAGTGCGCGGCATAAAAACTTGGGTAAAAGATGGGCTCGCTTGGGCTGCTGGTGACGATGCGTATCTGTTGTGTAGAAATTGCCATATGAAGGACGTTACGCCTTTATCAAAACAATCGTTATACATGATTGACAGGGCTAAGTATTACGAGAACAAACCCGAAGCCAAACCCAAGGAGCAGAACACATGAACCGAGTCGTGCTGGACTTCGAGACGTACTACGATCGCGACTACTCGCTCACCAAGCTGACGACAGAGGAGTACATTCGCGACGAGCGGTTCGAGGCAATCGGTGTTGCCATCAAGATCAACGACGAGCCTGCGCAGTGGTACCCCCAGATGCACATTGAGAAGGGATTGCGCACCGTCGATTGGGAGAACTCGCTTGTGATCGGACAGAACATGATGTTCGACGCAGCCATCCTCGCTTGGCGGTTCAATCGCAAGGCCCGGGCATGGGGCGACACGCTAGGCATGTCTCGAGCACTGTTCCCGCATGACAAGGCCCACGGCCTTGCTGCACAGGCCAAGCGTCACAGCATCGGTATGAAGGGCGATGAGGTCATCAACGCGCTGGGCAAACGCCATAAGGATTTCACAGAGGAGCAACTCGCTCGCTACGGCGAGTACTGCATCAACGACGTTGAGCTAACCACTAAGCTTTTCGATCTCTACGCCACGGACTATAAGTTCCCAGTCGGCGAGATGAAGCTGATCGATGCAACGCTTCGCATGTTCGTCGAGCCCAAGCTCGTGCTGGATGCACCGCTCCTGCGGGAGTACGTCGTCGAGGTCCGCGAAACCCAAGAGGCCCTGCTCGCTGCGGTGAACGTCGATCGTGCTCAGTTCATGTCGAACAAACAGTTTGCAGAACTCCTGCGTGAGTACGGCGTCGAGCCGCCCACCAAGATCAGCCTCACCACGGGCAAGGAGACCTACGCCTTCGCCAAGACCGACGAAGACTTCAAGCGGCTGATGGAGGAGCACCCTGACCCGCGCGTGAACGCGCTGGTGGCGGCCCGGCTGGGGGTCAAGTCGACGATCGAAGAGACTCGCGCAGAGCGCTTCCTGCAGATGTCGAACCGTGGTGCGTTCCCTGTGCCCCTGCGGTACTACGGCGCTCACTCAGGCCGCTGGTCCGGGCAAGACAAGGTGAACCTCCAGAACCTGCCGGCGCGGGACCCGACCAAGAACACGCTCAAGCGCGCGATCAAGGCACCCCCGGGCTACGTCATCATCGACTGCGACTCCTCGCAGATCGAAGCGCGTACGCTCGCGTGGCTGGCCGGACAGATGGATCTCGTCGATGCGTTTGCAAACAAGCAAGACGTCTATCGTCTCATGGCTGCGCAGATCTATGGCGTGGCGCCAGACCAAGTGGACAAGACGCAGCGGCAGGTGGGCAAGACCGTGATCCTCGGTGCAGGGTACGGCGTCGGGCATGCCAAGCTGCGGCTC